TTAATTTAAATTTATCAACTAATAAATTTACAAAATTAATATTCACTTTAAAAAATCTTTGTAAAATTATTCTTGTAATATTTTGTTCTTTTGTTTCATTTATCTTTTCTAAAACAAGTTTTAAATTAACAATATCAACAGATATATATAATTTTTTTATATTTATAATATTATTTTTATTTAATGCCTGATAATGATTTTTAATAAAAAATTCTAAACCTAATTCAGGACCAATTTCAACAGATTGTGGTAAGTGATCGTTACCAAAAAAATAAAATAATAAACATAAATCCCATATAATTTTATAGTTTATTGTTTTAATATTATTTATACTATTATATAAATCTAATATGTTTTTAATAATTAAATTTGCTTCTAATATTTGAATATTTCCAACAGAATTATATTTTTTTATATATTTTACAACTGTAAAGTTAATATCTTTATTAATTATTTTATAATATGATTGTTGCACTAGAATTTGATGTATTAAATCAGAATCAGTTGTATGAATACAATAATCACCTGTTATTTCTTCATTAGCAATGTATTTAAATATTTTTAAATCAGATTCACCATGTTCTTGAGCACTATTAATATATATTTTAATTTTAGGAAAATGTTTCAACATTCTAATTTTAATAAATGTTTCAATTTGTTTAATAAAATTTGATGAAGGACCTATAGATTTATCTAATGTAAATCTATTTTTAATCCATTTAAAATAATCAAATATTAAAGTATCAGTTTTTGGTTTTATATTATCTGAATATTTTTTACTCAAATTTTCACATAATTTTTTATTATTAGTTTCCAAGTTATCAAAATATAATTTAAATATTCTCTTTTTTTCACTAGATTCTAAAAATGTATTAATACGTCGTCTTCGTTGTTCAATTATTTTTGATAAAGATGGTATTCCATCAAAAAATATTAATAATGATTGAATAAAATTAATATCGTGAATTTTGTCTATCATATCTAACATAACATTAACAATTTTATCATAAATAACTAATTCAATAACAGATATGCATTCTGTATTATCTACATTATCTGTATTATCTGTATTATCTACATTATCTGTATTATCTGTATTATCTACATTATCTGTATTATCTATATTATCTACATTATCTGTATTATCTATATTATCTACATTATCTGTATTATCTACATTATCTACACTATCTACGTTATCTACGTTATCTACGTTATCTATATTATCTACACTATTAAAATTATCTACACTATCTACACTATTAAAATTATCTACACTATCTACTCTATTAAAATTATCTACACTATCTACTCTATTAAAATTATCTACACTATTAAAATTATCTACACTATCTACTCTATTAAAATTATTTACACTATTAGTATTATCTAATAATATTGTTTTACTTGTTATAAATGAAATAAATTGTTGTATTATTTCATCATCATTAAAACCATTAAATAATAAATTAATATTATTATAATATGGTTTCCATTGTGGTTGATTTAATATTAAATCAAGTTGTTCTTCTAAAAGTTCAATATTTTCACATATAAATGGTAAACATAAAATAATTTTTATTATATCATTAATTTCATTTTCGATATTAATAAGTTCTTGATATATAAGAAAAGTTAAATCAAAAACAATATGATTAGAAATTATCTTTCTATAATTATTGTTAATATTTATTTCCTCAATACCGTCGTTATTAATAGATTTTGAAATAAAATTTGCAAATCTATCAAGACCCATTTTTTTGTATATTAAATATTAAATCTATACATCCTCTAAATGAAATTTATTAATTATTTTCTCTAATTAATTTATGAATTTCCCACATTACTTTACAATCAATTTCATTATAATAAATAATTTCTTTCATAATAGGTTCATTATTAATTGCATACTTTTCATTAATTATATTTTTATCATATAAATTATTTGCTAGTATCATTGCATTTAATCCATTTGAACATGCACTTGATGTATCCCATACAGATTTTATAAGATTATGTTTATTTAATGCTTTAGCAACTGATTTTAATGAAAAGTCAAATGCATCTTTAACTGTTACTGGTTCTTGTATAAATACTTTATTCAAATCATAAAATGATATGTGTGAATCATTTATTAAAATATTAGAATGTCTTGACTTAAATTTATTATATGCACATACTTCGGCAAATGACCAGTGATACATTTTTGCTTTAGTTTTATTTTCTTGAATTAATATATCAGATATATATTTCATAAATTCATTAAACATTATTATTTCTGATTCAATAGTTTTTCTTTTCATTAAAAATGTTTTAAATACCCATTCATTATTTTTTACATATCCTACACCAATCATAAAAATATATTGATTCAAATCATAAGATATTAAACCGTCTTTTATAATTGACCCAAAATTAGAATTTAATGTTTCAAAATCCAAATAAAATTCTAATACATTAGTTTGTTGATGATGCCAATTTAGTCTATCATATTTAATAATTGATGGTCTAATCAAGTCAGTATTTTGCCGATTAATATTTAATATTGCATCAACTGTTGTTGCAATTTTTCCAGGATTAAACCCCATATTTTTTGATGTACAATTAATATCATCCCAACTATAAACGCTATTTGCATGTGCACATTGTCTTTTTTTAATTCCACAATACCATATATTTGTAATTTCACAAATATGATTATTTAATTCTTGTTTAAGTTTATGATAATTACTATCTTTTTCATTTTTCATATTTGGATAAAGTTCACTTCTACATGGTATTGGCAATAATGACCAATTACAACCTTCATTTCTTAATGTTATAATCCATTCAACCGCATTTTTTGTTTGTTGAATATAATCTGAATCAATATTATTGTAATCAATAGTACCTAATTTATTAAGGAAATTTGTTTCTTCATATTTAATTTTACAACATTCGTGTGTGTATTTTTTACCCCATATATAAGCTTTATTAATATTAATACCCAATACTTTATTAAGTGCTACAGTATAAATACATAATTGTCCTTTATATACCGGAATACTTTCAGAATTTAATATATGAATTCCATCAGATCTTAATGGAATATTTGAATGTTTAATATCAATTATTTTATAATGATAATTAACATTTAAATTTGGAGAACGCATTTTTGATTCTTCATCTGAAACAATATTATAACCCATTAAATTATTTATATAATCTGATCGTACAATTAAATCAGGAATACCAAATGTTTTATTTTCATAATCGTGTAATACCCCTTGATATATTATAGGTGCACCTTGTTTCATTAGATTAATAGTTTCTTGAAATTTTTCTATTTTTCTGCTATCTGTAAAATCTGCTACTTTAACAATTTTATGAGATTTTTTAATTAACTTTATAAGTTCATTTTCAAATTCAATACCAGATTCCATTATATGTTTTGTAAAAGTATCAATATTTTTATTAAAATTTGATTTAGATTTTGTAGTACGCAATGGAGTATCATTCAGTGAATTAATATTATATTCTTTTAAAAAATCAAGTAATGGATCATTTAACATATAATTCCTAACTGTTGATGCTGAAACCATTTGATTCCAATCTATAACTAATTTGTTATCTGTTTTTATTCTTTTATTATTTTTTTTAGAACATATTGTAGTTTCAGAATATACCCGTTTTTTATTAATTTGCTTGGGTTGATCATTTATATATTTTAATGAATTCGCTAAAATTTCTCGTCTTTTATATCTTATATTTCTTGAAGGTTTATTTAATTTTGAAACTGTATGTTGTTCAATTGTTAAATTTTTAATAAGATAATAAACATCATTTATATTTTCAATTAGTAAATAATTTGTTTTATCGGTTGGTAAAATAGATGATGTTATAATATCAACATTTAATTGTTTAAAATCATGTTTATTTAATTCTGATAATGGCTGAATTATATCTTTATGATTTTCATCATTATTTAAATTTATAAAATATAGTTCACCTGTTTTTTTACATATAAACCAGTAATAACAGTTTAATGATTCATCCAATAGATTTAAATTTAAAAGTTCTACACAATTAGTATTAGAATAGAGTTCAACTATTTTTAATGATAATATATTGTTTGTATCATTTTTGTTTTCTAAACTTTGATATGACCATTCTTTAATGATTTGTTCTGTATCCATTTTTATATATTTATCCATTATTATATATTTAATTATAATTAATAATAATTGGTGTTTATATCAATTTTTATATAATTTAACGCTATTAATTAGATTAAATAATTTTATTAATTTAATCTAATTTTTTATTAATAAAATTATTTTTTTCTCATTTTAATTAAAATGTCAAACGGTCCAATTTTGGAACTTGTTGCAAAAGGAATACAAGACGAAGATTTAATTGATATAAATAATAGCACACCCTTATTTAATTATAATATTAATAAAAAAAATAAATATACAAAAGGGGATACAATGTTTTATCCATTAGGAAATAAAAACTGGGGAAATACAATAAGATTTAATATTGAAAAAAAAGGTGATTTATTATATGGATTATATCTTAAAATCATGTTACCAAAGTTATCAATTAATAATTTAATAAAACCAAGTGATGGTTTAAATGATGATTTTGATGAAACAAATGCATCTAGTAAATATAGAGTAATGTACACTGATTATGTTGGTAATGTTATTATTGAAAAAGTTAGTTTATATATAAATGGATTATTAATTGATGAATTATACGGTGATTATATGCAGGTTTACTCTGATTTATATATATCAGATTGGAATCGTAAAGCAATGTTGGGTTTAGACGATATATTAAATAAGCCAAATCTTAAAATAGATTCAGAATCAATATATGTTCCTTTAAAATTTTGGTTTTGTACAGATTTAACAAAACCATTACCAGTAATTGCTTTACAAGATTCTGATATTTATATTGATGTTACATTAAGAAATTTTCATGATTGTATATCTGTATTGGAAATAATTAATGGTAAATTATATCATTCAGATATTAAACATAATATTGTTCCAATTGAAGAAATTAGTTTATTAGGATGTTTTTATTATGTTGATTTAGAAGAAAGAACAAAATTAGCATCAAATGAGTATGAAATATTAATTACACAAACACAAATGCGATCTCGAGAAATGACAACAAATATAACTCTGGATATTGATTTTAATAATGTTGTTAAAGATATATTCTTTTTTATTCAACCATTAAAACATATTAAATATGGGGAATTTTTTAATTGGTCATCTAAAATGAATTATATACCGGTTGATTTATTAAAAGATAATATAAATGATAATGATATAAAATTATGGGAATATGAACCATCACGTCATTTATTAGTTAAAGCAAGAATGTTATTTAATGGTATCGAAAGAATAGAATGGAGAGATTATAAATATTTTCACTTTATGCAAAATCATGAAAATTATCAAAAATCGCTAGATTCGTATATTTATATGTATTCATTTAATATTAATCCAATACATAATAATAATTATTCAGGATGTAATTTTTCACGTATATCAAATTCACAATTACAAATAATTGCACAAACAAATAATTTTTATATTAATAATACAACAAAATATCCATCATATGATATATTTATTTTAAAATGTTATGCAACAAATTATAATATTTTAGTAATTAAAAATGGCATATGTGGACTGAAATATTCAATATAACTAATTAATATTATAATAAAATTTGATTTTTTAATATAATATTCAATATATTTCAATTATTAATGGATATTTCAAAAGGAACAATTAGAATTGAAAACAAACAAAATATACTACCATCGGATATTAAAGCAATTGGTCTTGGTCTAGATGGTTTAGTTATTATTAAATATAATATTGCTAATAAAATACATTATATTCAATATTTACCAGATCGTAAACTTCAAACATATGTATTTTTTGAATTATTAAATAATTCTCCATTATGGTCAATATCATATGATATTATACCACACGTTGGTTGGAATGCGAGTATTTTTTATTTTGATATTAAATTTATACTTAAAATTGATACTACACTAATTAATAATTATATTGATACATCACTAGGATTAAATTATATTATAAGTGAAATGTATTTTTCAGCACCTAATTTTACGGATACTGATTTTACAAATAAAAGTTTAATACCATATTTCGAGCCTATTAAACCACCTAAAAATTTTAAAATAAAATTATATGATTATCAACAAAGAACATTAGCAAAAATGTTGCAAATGGAAAATAATCAAACTAATTTTACATTTAATTATACCTATAATATTAATTTTAAAGGTGTCGACATATTATTTGATCCAGTATCAAACTGTAGAGTAAATAAAGAATTAACATTTAAAATTAATACAACAGGTGGTATATTGTCAGATGAAATGGGATTAGGAAAAACAATTAGTTCAATTGCATTAATTGTATCAAATCCAGCACCAAAAGATATTCCAAATACAAAATTATCATCTATATCAAATATAGATAAAATTAATTCACGGGCAACTGTTATATTGTGTCCATCTCATTTAACTAAACAATGGGAATCTGAAATTAATAGATGTAATCCAAATTTAAAAATATTAACTATTTTATCAAAGAATGATTATAATAATCTTATAATTAATGATTTTATTGATTCTGATATTATTATTACATCTCATCAATTTATAATGAATTTTAAATTTTACCCAACATTATACTTTCGACCATGTACTGCAGCTAGTTTTAATTTTGAAGATAGAAATACAATTGTAAAACAATATTTAAGTGATAAAATTACAAAAATTGGATTTCCAGTAATAAAAACATTAGAACAACCAATTTTTGAATTTTTTAATTTTCATCGATTAATTTTAGATGAAGGTCATGAAATTTTTGGTGAGATATTAGGAACTGTATCACTTGGTCGTTTTATGAGTCGTTGGGTATCAAATATTGATGCTAATTTTTATTGGTATGTATCAGGAACACCATTTATTAATTATACAGGAGTAAAAAATTGTGCAAAATTTATTAATCTAAAGTTAGAAGATTCAGAACGTGAATTAGTATTTGATTATTCGAATACAGATACCGAATTATATTATCAACGTAATTCACATTCTTATATTTATCCACGTAATTCAAACTTTTTAATGAATTTTATGAATAAAGAATATATTTGGAATAATATTATGAATAAAATATGTATTAGACACCGTAAAATAGATGTTGAATCACAAATTAAAATTCCAGGTTATCAAGAAAATGTTATTTGGTTACGGTTTACAGATATTGAACGTCAATTATATGATGCTAAAAAAAGTAAAGTATCCAATCAATATTTACAACAATTATGTTGTCATCCTTTGATTATTGATTCTGTTAAAAAAATTTTTGGAAACGTTGAAGTTGATTTGTCGGTAATGCAAGATAAATTAATCGAACATCATAAAAAAAATTATGAAATATATAAAATTAAATTATCAAAACTAGATTCAACACAAAAAGAATATAATATGTTGAAAAAAATGTATGAAACACAAATGTCTGAATCAAAATATCTTTTTACAATATTAGAGAAAATGAAACAACCTGATATTATTAACAATGAAAGTTGTTCAATTTGTATGGATAATTTAGTTAATCCAACATTAACAACATGTGGGCATTTATTTTGTTATGAATGTCTAATAATGTGTTTGGATGACAAAAAAAGATGTCCAATGTGCAAGACTGATTTAACTGGTAAAGATCTACTTGTTATGAATATGAAAAAAGAAAAAAATATTGAAGAAACAAATCCACTTATACAAAAATATGGATCAAAATTAGGAAAACTTGTATCAATTATTCGTCACTTAGTTGCACAAGATAAAACACGTATTATTGTATTTTCTCAATGGGATGATATGTTAACTCTTGTTGGTAAAACTCTTGCTGAAAATGAAATTGAAAATTGTTTTGTTAAAGGTAATGTATGGTCGCGAAATTCGGCAATTCGTAAATTTAAAGCTGGAAAAAATGATGCTGGTATTGATAATAAAGTTATTATGTTAAGTCTTAAAAATGCTGCATCAGGAACAAATTTAACAGAAGCAACACATATATTTTTTATTGAACCTATTAATACTTCTAGAGAAGAATCAAGAGTTATTGAATGTCAAGCAATTGCAAGAGCATGTAGAATTGGTCAAAAAAATAAAATAATGTTATTACGAATTTTAATTGAAAATTCTATAGAAGAAGAAATATATCGTAAAAATTATGATAAAGATGCAATAGTATCATTTGAAGAACAAAATTATATGATTGAAGAAACTGATACAGACTTAGAAAATAATAAAGTAATTGTTAAACCAAAAGTTAAACGGGTTACAAGATCAAAGAAAGTAAATGTAAATGTAAATGTAGATATTGAAGTTTAATATTTTTATATCTAAAATAATATAATGGATGATTATAAACATAAATATTTAAAATATAAAAAAAAATATCTAATGTTGGTTGAAGAACAAAAAAAATTAAACAATACAAATAATTATAAAATATTTTTAGGTGGTGGTAGTATAGTCATTGGTAGTAAAGTAAAAACTATACCTAATTGGGGATCGCTAGAAAATATGACAAATCAATGTTTTTGGATATCTATATTAAACTACTTGCAATCAAATGGTAATGAAAACCTAACACTACATGAATTAAGAACAAATGTCGGATTAGATTCACAAACAGAACATATGATGTTTGATACTAATTATTTAATTAATAAAGGTAATGAAAACATACCAATTTTTTTTAACGCTGCAAATAGAATAGCAAAAATCTATGATATACAAATAGAAGTATATTCAGTTAATCGTGAAGGAGAAGTTCTTAATCAACGGGATGAGATTGGTGCAAGTAAAAATATTGTTCCGATTGCCCAATTTGGTTTACAACATTTTGAATTAATTGATAAAAAAGGTAAAACTTTTATACCAGCTGTTCCTATCAATGGTAAATTAACTACTACTACAGATATTGATCCAAAATATAAAAATTTATATATACAATTAAATGAAAATTTAGGTATGATAGATATTTTAAATGATGATTTAAAACAATTTAGAGAAAAATATAATAATAGTATTACAAATAAAGATCATATTTTAAAATCATATGATATACCACGTGGAGAAAAAAATAATATTGTATTTCATATTAACAAAGAATTAGATGAAACAGTAACAGCAATAAATAATTTAGAAAAGAAAATAACAGATTATCAAAACGAAAATTTATCAATTATTCATATTATTAATGAATCTAAATGTGGTTCATCGTCATCCGTAACACAAAAAACTAACAATTTTGGACTGCCACCTAACAATGGGACACCGTCGTCATCTGTAACACAAAAAACTAAAATTTTTGGACCGCGACCTAACAGTGAGTCATCATCGTCATCCGTAACACAACAAACTAACATTTTTGGACTAACATCTAACAGTGGGTCATCATCGTCATCTATAGCACAACAAACTAACCCTTTTGGACCGCGACCTAACAGTGGATCATCATTTGTAGCACAACAACCTAAAAGGTGTTTATCATCAAGATCATCTGTAACACAACAATCTAACATT